TGTTTGTCCAGCAGCGTCAGTAATACCAGAAGAAGCAGTTACTTTTTCAGCTTCTACCATAGTCATTTCAAGATAATCTTCAAAACGAAGACGAGTTTCGTGCTCAGACTTCAAATACCATAGGTATCCAGAAGTTCCCATCTCACTTGTTACTTCAACCCAACCAATCTGAGCAGTGTCAGAACCGTTGATTGAATACTTATCTTTCATGATAATTGGCGAGTTAGAGAATTTTTGGAATCCGGCATCAATTGATCCTTGCATTCCAGCTGAACCTTTTCCAAATTCAGACCCATATACAAATACTTTAAGATCTGGGTTTGTTACAGCGGCAACAAAAGACGCTGGCCAAGTGTCTGAATCAAGCGGGTAAGCTTCAATGCTGTTAGTAGCAACAGACTTAACGAAAGCGCGAACAGTTACAAAACCTAAAGCAACAATAATAGTTTGGTTTGCGCGAATAGCGTGACCAGTAATAGTAATATTGTTGTCGGTGTTGTCATTGGGGGTTGCAATAACAGCGTTGTCATAAGCAACGTGTAAACGCCCTTGCTCAGTCCATACAACTTCGTCAGAAGCCATTGGCATCTCAGCTCCTACCATACGCAAGAAAGAAGAGATAGAACGATTTCCATAACGCTCTACTTCTTTTTCGTATACTTCTGGTAAGAATTGTTTAGTAAAGTTAAAGTCATTGTCTCCGATAGCTAAATAGTTTTTATCGAACAATGTTTTGGTTGGTGATGGGGTTAATCCAGCAGGATATGCACCCCCAGTAGCAAAACTCATAGTTTTTTAATTTTAAATTGTTATTTTCTAATTTTCACTTTTAAGCGAGAAGTATCATCACCACTAATTGCTCTTACTTTAAATCCTTTAGCATCCGTAACAGGTTCATGAGATTTACGTGGATCCATATTTACATTTTTAGATCGCGCAATAGTCTCTTTAATTGCATCGGCTTTGCCTTGTTCATAAAAGTGGTTTGCAATAGCGTCGGCATTCATAGCGGTAAATAATGATTTGTGATAACCTTTAGCATCTTTTATATTATTATTTTCATCCAAAAACTTTTTGACAAAATTATTAATATCAGATTGCTGATTTTTCACCTCAGAGGCATTCTTAACATTAAACCGATATTTCTTATCCCCAACACTATATTCAAAACCTTTGAATTCATTTGAGAATACCTCATCAGTTCTTTTTAAGAACGTCTTTTTTTGCTGTTCAGCCACGCGAGTTACCTCCTCGTTTTCTTTATTATAGCGGTTGAAAAATTCAACTGCCTTTTGCTGCTCGGGTGTTAACCTTGATCCAGCTTTAATTTCTTCGTAATATTTAGACTTTTGATTTTCTAAATGTGTTTTAGCCTTAGCTACCTCTTCTTTAAAAGCAAGCTTAGCCTTGCGCACTTCTCTTTCATCATCTAACTCTTCATCATATGAAAAATCCTCCATTAAAAGATCGATGTCTTCTTTATCTAAATGCGGCTTAGTTGTTTCGTAATATTCTCTGAGTAATTGTGCTTCATTAAGCTGAGAATAATCTTGATTTAAACGCACATAATCTTCAAGTGTGCCACCTGTGTCATTTATAAAGTCTACAACTTTTTGAATGTTTTCAGGTAGCTCAATGCCACTTTCTTGTTGTTCTGCAATTGCTTCTTTAACTTCATCGGCTAGCTCATCTGCTTGCTCTTGAATCTCTTCTTCGGTTATTTCTTCAAGAACGGATTCTTCTGCTTGTACGGACTCTTCAGTTTCGCTGGTGTCCCGTACTTCTTCAACCACCGCTTCGCTACTTTCCTTGTCTGCGGATTCTCCGACAACAGCATCGCTTGCATCTGTTTCTTGTTCTTGAACGGCATCTTCTTGTTCTTGTTTAAAATTTCTTAAATCAACTCTAATAACACCGTCATCTACTTCTGGTGTTGGTTGCTCTACTTGTTGGGGTGCTTCTTCAACATTCTCAACAACTTTGTTTTCTTCTTCGTTCATGATAAAATATTATATAATTATACACTTATTTATATTACCTAGGTTCAAAGGAACCTAAGTCAAAGCCACCCAGCACGTCATTGCCTGCTGATTCAAAATTTTTTGGCCCTGTATTATTTTGTCTTTGATCAATAAGCTCACTTTGACGGCTTGCTTGTTTATTTACGCGTTCGTCTTTGCGGTCTTCTTTAAAGCCCTCTTTGCTTTTATAAACCTCAGCTTCCATGTTTTTAAGCTGCATGTTCATTTGGAACTCAAGCTGCATTAATTCTTTTTTAACCTGGGCTTCCTGCATTAATTTTTGTTGGTCAAGCTGTGCTTTCATTTGCTCAACTTGCATATTCATTTGAATTAATGCTTGTTGTTTTTGTACTTCTGCTTGAGCCGCAACTTGTTGTGCTTGGGCGTTTGCTTGAGCTTGTGCTTGAATATTAGCCTGCTGCATTGCCTGATCAGCTTGTAATTTCTTTTGTCTGCGTATTTTAAGCAGCTGATTAGCTAACTTAATGTTTTTAATTTCCCGTAAATCAATAGCGTCGCCGAGTTCAATTAACCCAGCGGACAATGCCATTTGAATATTATTCTCAAGCAATTGCTTTTCTTCATCATCAGGAGCTAATTCAATAAATATGCCAAAGTCATAAAGGTGAAGATTAACCATTTCACTTAAAGTTGCAACATTGTGAGCACCGATACTCTGAATAAATGCTTCGCGAGTCGGCGAGTATTCTATTATATCAGATATACGTAAACTTAAACATTCAGCCGTTTCTGCGGTTAAATATAATCCAGCTTGTAGTATGTGGCGGGTCGCAGTGTTTGAATTTGCAGCGGCCATTTTTTGAATGCCCACTAAAGCATTTTTATCTGGCATACTACCATCACGTGCTTCATTAAGACCCGTAACATCACGGATCATCTGTAAATAATAGTTATATGTATTAATTAATGCTCCTAATTTATTACCTCCTGCTCCGCTTTGTAATTCTTGAATTGGCATTTTACCAGGATTCATATCTCCTGTTGATGTAAATGATCTACCAATAACAGAACCTGTTTGGAAGAACATATTAAGTGCTTCTTGCGGATTATAATTTGTGCCGTTACCTAAATCAATTTCAGCTAAACCATCAGCGTCAAGGTAAACACCGTCTGGCACCATACGAGATAATACCTGCTGTAGCTTTAAATGTGTTAGCTGGATCATATCAGCGAAACCTTCAATACGGCTTACTAATGATTCAATACGACCTTTATACATTCTAGGAGCAACAATACTGTAGTTCATTCTAACTTTAGTATAATCGCTCTTCGGGCGCATCATGTTTTTAGCAAGCTCCCATTTAAGTAATGTATTTGTACCAAGCACTAATGCTCCTTCATATAATACCTCAAGCGAGCGTGATACTTTTTCAAAGTTACCATCTAATACATCCGTTGGAGGATTAAACTGGTCATCTTTAATTAATATTTTTGATGCGCCAGTAGCGGTTTCTTTTACTTTGTATACTTCGTTAGCATATGTTTTATAATTAAAATACAGTATTTGTACAGAATTTTGGTCGATGTTATTAGTCTCGTCCATTGTTCTGTGGTAAAAATCTGTATTTTGAATCCCTTGTTTTGTAACATTTTCTAATTCTTCATTAGTAAGATTAGGGAATTGTTTCTTTAATTCATTAATAGGTATTGTTTTAATTTCACCTACATAATAAATATCATCAAAATATGGAGAATCCGTATAAGAATAAATAATATCAGCAGGATCAACATACTCTACGGTAACACCTGTTGATGTAGAAAAATTATTTTTAACACATCCCATACCAATTGTAACCAAGTCATATATAACTCTTCGGCGTGTTAAATCATAATTATTACCTTCTAATATTGTATTAATTGCTTGTTCCTGCGCAATTTCAGCCGCTTGCTTATAGCTAAGTTGCATATGCAATTCTAATTCTTCTTGAGAATCAGGAAGCATTTCAGGATCGTTTTCTTGCGTTTTTATGCCAAAGTTTTCTTCAATAAATTTATCAAGCTCTTTAGCTTTCATGTCACGCAATATAGACTCCATATATTCAGTACGTTTGCTCATACCATATGGGTCTTGCGAAAATGCTTTAATGTCAAACATACGGTCCGACATACCATTCACAACTATATCCACAAACTTAGGTATAATTGGGACGGGCTTCCAGTCTAAATTAAGGTAAGACAAATCACCATTAATAGATAGTTCATCTTTATACTTTTGAATTGATTGTTCACCACGCGCATATAATCTGCGGCGATGAAAAGTATTTTGGTTGTTATAATACCGATTAGTACCGGAATCCCGCTTAAACCACTCGTGTTCTATAGCCTTAGCCACCTTAAGTCCATACTCAGGGGTAATTTTTTCTAAATCACTAGCGATTTGGCTTGGAAAATAACTTTTTACAACTGGTTCAGCCATAATGCTCTATTATTTTTGATCTTCCACCGTTATTATTATACCGGCCTATATTTATATTTAACTTTTGTGTTTGTATTTCACCAACTGGGCGGTATAAATGTCTATTACAAGCCATTATTGCCAACCCTGAACTGATTGCAGCATCAAATTTTGTTCGATTATTTATATCAAACCTTGCCCAATCATTTAATGTATCATTAAAATACATAGTACCATAGGTACCATCTTCTTTTAATCCTACGTGTTTTTCAATATACGATTCTATTGCAGCAGCATGCGCTTGCTTAATATCTTCACTAGAGTTTGGTATACCACCTATTTCTTTTTCAGCAGCAGATAACTTATTCCAAATTTTGTCTGGTCTATTCATTGAATAACCACGGTAACCTCTGCGCTTTAAATAATATAACAACCTAGGTTTGTTATTTTCAGCGAGCAGCGGCATGCCATAAAATACTAATGCCATAAGTACATCTTCAAAAAACATTTCCGCTGTTTGCGGTCTTGCAATATATTCTAAAAAGAATGTATTTGGCGGCGCATCTTCCATGCTAAATATTGTAAGTCCGTGCAATGAACCTTTTGATCCATTACCACCAACTGTACCGGATATATCGTAACTGTCGCACCCAAAAGCTCCAACGTGCTCATTACCGGGCCATTTTAATCCGTTTTTTACAAATTGTTTATTTTGTAATTCTCTTTGTGGTACCCAGCTTATATTAAATCTACCTTGTGGGTTAGGACTAAATATTACTTCACTGTCTTTAACACCATTTTTCCATTGAAAACTTCCTCGTGTTGTCGGCGCATTATATCTTATATCACCGTTGTAATCTATTTGCTGATGTATTTTAACTAAGTTAAATATACTGTTCTTTGCTTCGTCACGGAATGCGTGTTCTTCTGTGCGTGGAAACTGACGATAAAATTCATTTTGCGCGTCAGGATCAGATTTTAATCCACTTACTTCATTTTGCCAGTAATCAATTACACCTACTTCTATTAATGTTCCATCAGGTGCTTCGACTGGTTCGCCCGGTGTGTTGAATACAGGTACTCCATAAGTATCAATGAATCCCTCGTAGTTCCATTCCATAGGTATGAACAAAGAATATAATCCCGAGCGAGTCTGTCCATTGGCGTTTCGTTTGGTAACATCTGAATCATAATACAACTTTTTAAAATTGTCACCACCTTTATCAAGCGCATTACTGGTTGAACCCATCATACACTTACCTATAATACGAGAACCAAGTCTAAGTGTTGTTTTTGTTACACGCCAGTTGTTTAATATATTGTCAGGTCTTTCCCACTTACCAGATTCGTCATGCACTAACAGTCTTAGCTTTTCACCATCATAACTGTTGTCACCTGTGTTCTTCCAGTCAATTGTCGTATCAAGACCTTCTAGCTGTTGCCTTTGTTCTTTTGACTGTATTGATTTACGCGTTAGCTTTGAAGCTGGTACGCGATATGCTAATTCTGTTTTTGGACGGTCCATACCGTCTTGTATTGGCTTAAAGAAAAAAGGATAGTTTACGGATATTGGTACAACCTTGTCGGTAAACATCTTTTTAGCATCGGCACCAGACTTAGATAATATACCAAAACGAGCATCACTTGTAATTGTAGCTTGATTTACAACTTCGCCAGAAGCCATAAATGAAAAACCAGAACGACGGTTTTTAAGATAACACATGCCATAGCACCTGCTGTCCGCCTTACAAGCTTCCCAAAATATAAAAAATAATCTGTTTGCTTCACGATAATCCGGTTTACCTACATCAATCTTGCTCCATTGCAAGTACATATAATGCGTTCCGGTTATATAAGTTGGTACATTATTACTATAAAACCAATATCCTTCATCGCGCCGTGTAAACTCTTCATCAATATAAGCTCCCCAGGTGTCCTTAAACTCATCCGGATATGTTTCCCAGTCGAATATAGTCTTAATATTTTTAAGCTCCTTAGGATACTCCTGTGGCGTCCATTTGTTTTCGCCTTTTGCTATACACTTCGGCTCTTTCGGCAATGCGATACGTAGGTTTTGTATTTCGTATATATCACCTATCTGACCTGTCTTGCTAATTACAATAACGTCGTGTTCTTTATTATAACCATAATCCCACTTCTTAGATTTATTTAATCTATTAATTGTGGTTAGCTTTATAGGCTCTATGATTTTAAATAACGTTTGCTCGTACATTACTTAGACCTTCTTTCGGCAAA